TTATGATTACAGTACTAGACGTAGAGAACACCACCTGTAAGAGGGATGGTAAGCAACACTTCGATCCCTTTGAGGCAGAGAATGAGTTAGTCATGATAGGTATGCTATCGGAGAGTATGAGTTATTACTCGGATGAAACTGTAGTTACCTTCACTCATTCAGATGAACCGCCTACTTGTAATGGAAAGATAATAACTCAGAACATATTAGATGCTACCACCCTACTGGTCTGTCACAATGCAGTGCATGACCTCACTTGGATATGGGAGTGTGGCTTTAAGTATGAGGGTAAGATATACGACACCATGTTAGGTGAGTACATACTTAACAAGGGCATCAAGTCTCCCCTTAACCTAGGCTTTGTATCTGCACAGTACCAACTGGAAGAGCAGAAGCTGGATACTATGTCTGACTACTGGAAGTCTGGTACATCTACAAAGGACATTCCCTTTGACGAGTTGGACGAGTACCTACGCTACGACTTGCGCTCTACTCTTGGTGTCTACAAGAAACAGATGGATAGGTTTGCTACGGAAGAGAACAGTAGTATGCAGTCTGTTCTTGATATTACTATGGATACTTGCTTTGAACTAGCATTGATCTACAAGCGTGGAATCAAGGTAGACTTAGTAGAGTTGAACAAAGTAAAGACTGAGTTTGAGGAGGAGAGGGCTGCACTATCAGAGGAACTACATGAGTTTGTAGCTGAGTTGATGGGGGATTCACCTGTAAACATTAACTCACCAGAGCAGCTATCAGCATTGGTGTTCTCTCGTAAGCCTGTGGATAAGAAGGTGTGGGCCTTGAGTGTCAACGCATTCATGTCTGACTCTGCATTCAAGGACGCTATGAAGTCTCAGTGTGGCCCTGTCTATAAGACTAAGGCTAGCAAGTGTGTCATATGCAATGGCACTGGCATGGTTCAGCATCTTACTAAGAAGGGTACGCCCCGTAAGAACAAGAACATCTGCAAAGAATGCAATCGAATGGGCTATACCTTAAAGAACACTAGGGAGTTGGCAGGTCTTAAGTTCACACCACCCAAGGCTACATGGGCTAGTGCTAGTGGATTCAGTACAGGTAAGGGAATACTTGAGACACTAGAGGCTACAGCTAGAGGCAAGGGCATGGAGCGTGAGGGTAACTTCTTGAAGAAGCTTCGTAGACTTAACGCTATTGAATCTTACCTGTCCTCCTTTGTAGGTGGTATAGAGAAGTACATTAAGGCAGATGGTATGCTACATGTACAGTTAACTCAGCACATAACATCCACAGCTAGACTGTCAGGTCGTAATCCTAACATGCAGAACATGCCTAGGGGTGGTACGTTCCCTGTTAAGCGTGTGTTCATATCACGATGGAAGGGTGGCAAGATAATGGAGGCTGACTTTGGGCAGCTAGAGTTTCGTGTAGCAGCTTACCTGTCACAGGATAAGACAGCTATCAAGGAAGTCATTGAAGGCTTTGATGTACACCAATACACGGCAGACATTATAACTAATGCAGGTCAGGCAACGGGCCGACAGAATGCTAAGATGCATACGTTTGCCCCATTGTATGGAGCGTCAGGCTATGGTCGTACACCAGCAGAGGCAGAGTATTATACTCACTTCATGCATAAGTATCGTGGCATAGCAGAGTGGCACAAGAAGTTAGCCACTGAAGCCCTGTCAGAGAGAAAGATTACAACACCTTCGGGTAGGCAGTTTGCTTTCCCCGATGTGTCAAGAAGGCGTGATGGTACTGTTACAAACTTTACCATGATTAAGAACTATCCTGTTCAGTCATTTGCTACGGCAGATATAGTGCCAGTTGCACTGCTGATGATGGAGAAAACAATGAAGGAGAAAGGTCTTGTATCTTGTATAGTTAATACAGTTCATGATAGTATGGTCATAGATGTACACCCTGATGAGCAGACAGAAATGCTAGCAGTAGTAGCTGAAGTAGAGAGTAAGTTAGTAAGCACAGTAAATACGCTGTGGGATATTGATTTCAACCTACCTCTATCACTAGAAGCTAAGATGGGTAACAACTGGTTAGATCAAGTAGATTGCTAATAGCATAAAGGATAATGAATATGAGTGAAGTAGCTTTAAATCAAGTAAGTCAAGAAGAGTTAATGCGACTAACAGGTATGGCTAACGAGACAGGAGGTGGTGGTTCTAAGAACAAGCTACCCCGTCTACGTATGTGGCATACCCCATTGATGGGTGTCGTTGAGGTAGATGGTAAGAAGAAGAAGATGGAAGTTGTGGAGGCAGGGCAGTATCGTCTGGAACAAGAGGACGGAACATTTGCTTATGCACCAGAGGCTAACGTCCGATTCTTTATGCAGTCATTTATGTACAAGCGTTACATCAGTGACCCTGCTAACAGTCGGTATGTTAAGACTCTTATGTCTGACAACCTTAACGTAGACCTTAAGGACACAGATGGTGGGTTCAACTGTGGTAAGCCAGCAGGTTTCATTGAAGACTGGAACTCAGTACCTGACAAGATGAAGGATCTAATCAAGTCAGTGAAGCGTGTCCGTGTGCTGTTCGGTGAGATTGATATGGTCGGTGCTGTCAATGAGAAGGGTGACCCCATTGATGTTAAGACTTCTCCATTCATCTGGGAGGTAGATAATCGTGAGGCATTCAAGACCTTCGGTGATGCCTTCAAGGAGATTGTTAAACGCAATCGTTCATTCATCCAGTTCAGCATTAACGTGACAGGTCTTGAGCGTGAAATGAACAATGGTCAGTCCTACTTTGTACCCAAGGTAGACGTTGACTACTCTTCAGACTTAGCTATTACAGAGCATGTGTTAGATATGCACCGCAATAGTTCTGAGTGGATAACTCAGTACAATGACTACATCAACTCAGAGTTTACTGCTAAGGCAGTAGAGACTTTGAACAGTGCTGATGAAGGCTTAGTGAATGAGTTTATAGATGTGGAGTAAACATGAACATACACGAATTAATGGTACAAAAATATCTTAATAGTGTAGTGGCAGGGGAGGGTGGCATGAGCCGCCCTGTTCTTGACTTCATGGTTAACGATGTTAAATTAGCGTTAGAAAAGCAACTCGTAGACAAGCGTAACCCAGACTTTAGGTTGCGTATGTCAAACATAGGTCGTTCTTATTGCCAGCTTTGGTTTGATAAGAACCAGCCAACAGATGCTTTACCTTTTCCCAACAGCTTCTTGATTAACATGATACTCGGTGATCTTGTTGAAGCGATCATGAAAGGTATCCTCACTGAGGCTGGTGTAATATGGCAGGATGGTGAGCACTTAAAGCTTAACCTAGGTAAGCACGTTATCAATGGTACACCTGACCTAATCATTGATGGTGCTGTATGGGATATTAAATCCTGTAGTCCTTGGGCTTATGCTAACAAGTGGATAGACTTTGCTACTGTAAAGGATCATGATTCCTTTGGGTACGTAGGTCAGTTAGTAGGTTACAGTAGAGCGTTAGACTTAGATGCTGGTGGTTGGATTGTTATCAACAAGGCCAACGGGCAGTTCAAGTTTATCACTGCTGAAGGTATTGATATGGAGGCTGAACTATCTATACTAGAAGCTAAGGCTGATCGTATAGTAGGCAATGATTCTTTCGAGAGGTGTTATGAACCTGTCAAAGAAGTATTTCGTAAGGTAGCAACAGGTAATCTAAAGCTAGGTATAGAGTGTGGCTTCTGTCAACACAAGTACAAGTGTTGGGATACCTTAGAAGAACGTCCATCCATACCATCAAAGGCAAAGGTTCCTGCAATGGTTAACTACATACACATAGAGGAAGCAGCATGATTGATATGACAGAGAACGACTTCGGTGTAATCATGCGTCCTGCTATCTCGGAGGAAGATGGAGAGTGGGAAGGGGATGTGCAGGTGTCTGTGTTTAGCAACCATATGCCTGAAATTTCTGATGATGTACATTCACAACTTATGTTCTTAGCATATAAGATGGCAGCAATGATTCAGTTCTGTACTGACAATGAGGAATTTGATGATGCCTTAAGTGACTACACAGAAGACCTAGTTGATGGATTAGAAATGGCTGACATAGACGACCCTGTTATAAGCCACAAAGAAAAGATAACCAATGTATCTGGCAATGTAATAACATTAAACTTCAATACTAAATGCGAGGGGGAAGGATAATGAATGTAGTACCAGAGTTAGCTGCCAACCTAGATGATGCGCTAGAGGATTTGGTTAATCACCCTAACCACTACAAGTCAGAGGGGGTAGGCAGCATAGAATGTATTGATGCTATACAGGCTGCCCTAACAGAGGAGGAGTTCATTGGATTCTGTAAGGGCAACAACATCAAGTACACATGGCGATCTAATCGCAAACAAGATGTACGTATGAACATTGAGAAGGCCCGTTGGTATTTGAATAAGGTACTGGATATTATATGAGATACCCTTCTAAGAAAGTAAAGAAACCTAAGCACCGCAAGGTAACGTCTAGCATCCTAGGCAAGACATGTGGAGTAAACTGTAAGGTCATACCACCAGAACCTTACCAATCATGGAGTGATTATCTTGCCATGAATCGTGACCAGCCAAAGCCCTACCGATCATGGTTAGAGTTTAGGTTGTTTGCTGACGGCCCTATGAAGGATGTAGACTACGAACCCATCAAGGTGGACTATGAGGTTGTAGAGAATAGGAAGTACACACCCGATGGGGTGATGGGTAACGTATGGTTTGAGGTCAAGGGCAGATTCAGAACACGACATGAAATGGATAAGTACATTCATGTGCGTAGATCAAACCCAATGGCTGTCATAGTATTCGTACTACACTCAGAGAACGTAGCACTACCTGGCGCACAGAAGCGTAAGAATGGTACACGTAGATGTATGGAAGACTGGCTGCTAGAGAATGACTTCGCCTATACTTACGAGAGTAAGATGGCACACTTCATGAAGAACTTTGAGGCATCTGTTTAATGGAATACTTTATTACAGCACTACTATTAATTATTTTATTATCCCAGTTAATTTTAAATTAAATAAGTCTTGACATTTATACTTCAATCAGTATAACTGTACGGCCCCCTACAATTTAACAGGACAGCAAATGGAAACATCAAATCAAATACTTAGCGACATAACAGTCTTCTCTAAGTATGCAAAGTACATCCCAACCTTACAGAGGCGAGAGACTTGGAGTGAGCTAGTAACCCGTAACAAATCAATGCACATTCGTAAGTACCCACACATGGTGGAAGACATTGAAAGTGCATACAAGTTTGTGTATGAGAAGAAAGTATTACCCTCTATGCGTTCACTACAGTTCGGTGGCGCACCTATAGAGTTAGCACCTAACCGAATCTTTAACTGTGCTTACCTGCCAGTGTCTGAGGTGGAAGCCTTCAGTGAGACTATGTTCTTACTACTAGGTGGCACAGGTGTAGGCTATTCAGTACAGCGTCACCATGTTACTCAGCTACCAGAAGTAAGTGGCCCTAAGAAACGTAAGCGTAGGTTCCTAGTATCAGATAACATTGAAGGTTGGGCAGATGCAGTGAAGGTACTGATGGAGTCTTACTTTCATGGACAGATGCAAGTAGACTTTGACTATCGTGACATACGCCCTAAGGGTGCTATGCTGATTACCTCTGGTGGTAAGGCACCTGGCCCTCAACCATTGAAGGATTGCATTCATCAACTCACTAAGGTACTAGACAATGCACTAGGTCGTAACCTAAGTACATTAGAAGTGCATGACCTTATGTGTTACATTGCAGATGCAGTACTTGCAGGTGGCATACGTAGGGCAGCATTGATCTCCCTGTTCAGCATGGATGATCTTGATATGATGGCAAGTAAGGCAGGTGAGTGGTACATAGACAACCCACAGCGTGGTCGTGCTAACAACAGTGCTGTTATCCTACGTCATCGTGCTACCAAGGATGATTTCCTTAAGTTGTGGGAACGTGTTGAAGCTAGTGGGTCAGGTGAGCCTGGGGTTTACTTCAGTAATGATAAAGACTGGGGGACAAATCCGTGTTGCGAAATCGGGTTACGTCCATATCAATTCTGCAATTTGTGTGAGCTAAACGTATCAGACATAACATCACAGGAGGACTTGAATGAAAGGTCTAAAGCGGCTGCTCTTATTGGTACGCTCCAAGCTGGATACACTGACTTCCACTATCTCAGGGATGTATGGAAAGAGGCCACGGAGCGTGACGCTCTTATTGGAGTCGGTCAAACTGGAATTGGCTCTGGCGTTATACTATCCTATGACCTCGCTGAAGCGGCTGAGATCGTTAAGGAAGAGAATGAGCGTGTTGCTGCTCTTCTTGATATTAATGTCAGTGCTAGGTGTACTACTGTCAAGCCTTCAGGCACCTCTAGTTGCGTACTTGGTACAAGTAGTGGCATCCATGCTTGGCATAATGATTATTATATTCGTAGACAGAGACTAGGAAAGAATGAAGCACTCTATCAGCACTTAGCTAAGCACCACCCTGAGTTAATAGAGGACGAGTACTTTAACCCAGAGCAACAGGCTGTAGTAGAGATACCACAGAAGGCTCCTGAAGGCTCTATACTACGCACTGAGAATGCGTTAGATCTACTGGAA